AAACGGCATCTCGCTCCGCGTTGTTCGTCAGTACGACATCAACAACGACCGTATGCCTTGCCGTATCGACGTTCTGTATGGCTACAGCACGATCCGTCCGCAAATGGCCGTCCGGATGTGGGGCTAATTTAATCATGGCCTCCGGTTCGCCGGGGGCCATAACTTTTCAGGAGAATTATCATGGCATTACCAAATGGCGGTTCCGCCTATCAGGTTTCAGATGGCAACGTTGATGCAGCCAAGCTGCTCGGCGGCTCGATCCTTACTGCTTCATCGGGCGCAGGCATCTACTTCCTTACGACTGCAATCACTGCAAACAGCACGACGACCGACGCCCCTGCGGGTTCGATTGGCGTGACCACGAACGCAACAGGACTTGGCAAGATGTTCATTTCCGACGGCACTAAGTGGCAGTTCGCTGTCGTCGCTTAACCAATTTGGGCGGCTTTCGGGCCGCCCATTTTCAGGAGATCAATCATGCCTAATACTAAAGCAGTAGGCGTTGCTTACGCCGATCCTTCATTTGAAAGCGTAACTGTCAGCGGCGGGATTGTTGCAAACGGTGGCGTTATCGCTTCTACCATCCAGACTACTGGCGATATTGTCGCTGCCAACCTTAATGCTCGCGTCTATATCCTTAGCACTGCAATCACCGCTAACACGACAACCACTTCTGCCCCTGTTGGTTCGCTTGGTATCACAACCAATGCAACTGGCCTTGGCAAGCTGTTCTACGCAGACGGCACCAAGTGGCAGTTCATGGCGATCAGTTAATTAATCTGGGCGGCTTTCGGGCCGTCCATTTTACGGAGTTTCTATGGCTGTTATCTACCTTGTTCACGACGTCCACGGCGCAAAAGTTGCTATCTCAGAAGAGGAAGCGCGCAGCGACGAAGAGTTTGGTTGGGAACGCTTTTACCCTGACGCCCCTGTAGAGGCGCCCGTTAACGAAATGTCGGCAGGCAGCAAACGCCGCCGCGCAACGCAGGAAGACTAACCAATGGAAACGGCTGGGGACATAATTAACGGTTCGCTTAGGCTTCTAGGCGTTCTTGCAGAAGGCGAAGTTCCATCGGCTGAAACGTCGCAAGACGCACTGCGCGCCATGAACCAGATGATTGATAGCTGGAACACTGAGCGCCTCGCGGTTTTCTCGACGCAGGACCAAGTATTCACATGGCCGTCAGGCTTGCTGTCGCGCACGCTCGGCCCTTCCGGCGACTTCTCCGGCAACCGCCCTGTGCTGCTTGAGGACTCGACATACTTCCGCGACCCCGGCACTGGCGTCAGCTACGGCATCAAATTCATTAACCAGCAGCAGTATAATGGTATCGCGGTCAAGACCGTGACGTCTACCTACCCGCAGGTTATCTTCGTCAACATGACGTTCCCCGACATCGAAATGTACATCTACCCGCGCCCTACGCGCGAACTGGAATGGCACTTCATTTCGGTTGAAGAACTCACCCAGCCTGCAACGCTGGCGACCACACTGCATTTCCCGCCCGGCTATCTGCGTGCGTTCCGTTACAACTTGGCGTGCGAGATGGCACCTGAGTTTGGCGTAGAGCCGTCACCGCAAGTGTCGCGTCTGGCTATGGCATCGAAGCGCAACCTGAAGCGCATCAACAACCCTGACGACATCATGTCCATGCCATACAGCATCGTGGCGACGCGTCAGCGGTTTAACATCTTCGCGGGCAACTACTGATGAAGACGCCGATCCTTGGGTCGGCGTATGTCGCAAGAAGCGTCAACGCCGCAGACAACCGTATGGTCAACCTCTTTCCGGAGATCGTGCCGGAAGGCGGCAAAGAGCCTGCCTTTCTTCAGCGCGCGCCGGGGCTAACCCGTCTGGCTACCATCGGCATCGGGCCTATCCGCGGGATGTGGACGTATGGCGACTACGGCTACGCCGTGTCTGGCCCGACGCTGTTCCAGATTGACAGCAACTGGAACGCGGTTGCCAAAGGCACTGTAGGCGGCACTGGCCCTGTCAGCATGGCTGACAATGGCACGCAGCTATTCATAGCCGCCAACCCATTAGGTTACATCTACAACGCCAACACCGACGTGTTCCAGCAGATCACCGACCCTGACTTCCCCGGCGCCGGTACGGTCGGCTACATCGACGGCTATTTCGTGTTCAACGAGCCCGGCACGCAGAAGATTTGGGTTACGCAGCTATTGGATGGAACAAGTGTTGACCCATTGGAGTTTGCCAGTGCCGAAGGCAACCCCGACAATGTGGTTGCTATCTTTGTGGACCACCGCGAAGTCTGGGTGTTCGGCAGCAACTCAACCGAAGTCTGGTACGACGCAGGTCTGCTCGACTTCCCGCTGACGCGTATTCAAGGTGCGTTCAACGAACTGGGCTGCGCGGCGCCGTACAGCATCGCCAAGATGGACAACCAGATTTACTGGCTGGGCAAGGACGCCCGCGGTCAGGGCATCGTCTACCGCGCCGCTGGCTACATCGGTCAGCGCGTGTCAACGCACGCTATCGAATGGCAGATGCAAGAGTATGCCGACATCTCGGACGCCACAGGCTACACATACCAGCAGGACGGCCACAGCTTCTACGTTCTGAACTTCCCGACCGCCGATACGACATGGGTGTATGACGTCGCCACCGGCGCATGGCATGAGCGCGCGTCGTTTGTTAACGGCCAGTTTAACCGTCACCGCGCCAGCAGCCAGATGTTCTTCAACTCTACCACCGTTGTCGGCGACTACCAGAACGGCAAGATTTACGAGTTTGACCTGAACGTGTACGCTGACGACGGTCAACCGCAGAAATGGCTGCGGTCGTGGCGGGCGCTGCCGACAGGCGCTAACAACCTCGCCCGTACTATCCAGCACTCCATGCAGCTTGACTGCGAGACAGGCGTTGGTCTGAACAACGGCCAAGGCAGCAATCCGCAAGTGATGCTGCGTTGGTCCGACGATGGCGGCCATACATGGTCGAACGAACATTGGAAGTCGATGGGGCAGATTGGCCGGTCTGGCTACCGCACAATCTGGCGCCGCCTTGGTGCGACACTGAAGATACGCGACCGCGTCTACGAGGCGTCAGGGACTGACCCTGTCCGCATCTACATCATGGGTGCTGAACTGCTCCTGTCAGGGACGCGGGCCTAATGGCGCTTTCACCGATTAACCCTACGCAGCTAACGCCGCCGCGCGTCGATCTGATCGACCCGCGGTCAGGCGCTATCAGCCGTGAATGGTATCGGTTCTTCCTGTCGCTGTTGACCGCAACGCAATCCAACCAAGATGAAGTCGAGTTAGCGCCTGACGCTACGTCGCTGATAGCGTCCTATGACGCCATGCTGGCGTCGCTGGCGCAGACGACCGAAAGCGCGCCTGACTGTTGCAGCGCGACGGCAGATGTGGACGCTAAGGTAAACAGCCTCGCGCAAGCTACCGCCAGCGCACCGCCTGCCGCGTCGGAAAGCGAAATCGCGGTCATTCAGTCACAGCTTCAGGCGCTGGCATTAGCGCCGCCGCCAAAAGAATTTATCTCACCGCGCTACGGCTCGTTCTACGACACGACCGATCAGACCGCCGCTGTCATTAACACGGCCTATGCCATGACGTTTAACGCCACCGATATAACTTACGGTGTCACACGCGGCACACCAACGTCGCGCATTTATGTTGACCGGTCTAACATCTACAACATCCAATTTTCCGCGCAGTTTATTAATACTGGCGGCGGCGCTCACCGCGTTTGGGTGTGGCTACGCAAGAATGGCACCGACGTAACCAACAGCGCAACCGTCGTTCGTATTCAAGGAAACAACTCTGAGGATGTCGCAGCGTGGAACTTTCTGCTACAGATGAACGCAGGCGATTATTTTGAGTTGATGTGGGAAGTAGACAACACCGGCATAACATTGTTTTCAGACCCTGCCACGGCTGTTCACCCAGCCATCCCATCAATTATTTTGACCGTGACTGACAACGTGAGTTCCTTGGAGGTATAAATGGCCGTATCAATTAGTAACATCATCCCCGCCAAGACGGCGGAGAATACGCAGACAACGCAGTACACGTCGAATGGCGTACAGACGATCATCGACAAGTTTACTGCGACCAATTACAGCGCGACGGCTGCGACGATTAGCGTCAACCTTGTCACGGCTGCGGGCAGCGCCGGCAACGATAACTTGATTGTCAAGACCAAGACGCTCCAGCCGTCTGAGACTTACACCTTTCCTGAACTGGTCGGCCATGTGCTGCCCAATAACGGCTTCATCAGCACAATCGCTGGTACGGCGTCGGCCATCAACATCCGCGCGTCAGGCCGTCTGGTTAGCTAATGCCGGTGACAGTCCGCACCGCTACTGTCGAAGACCTACCATGCTACATGGACTTGGCGGAAGCGTTTGTGGCGACGACACCTATCAACCATCTGATCCCGTTTGACCGCGAATGCACTGCGGCGTTCGTCGAAGGCGCGCTAGAGAATGAAGACATGGTTGTCTTGGTGGCTGAAGACGCAGGCGAACTGATTGGCATCACGGCGGCGATTACATACCCTATGTACTTCAACCCATCGAAGCTGGTGGCGCAGGAGTTGTGGTGGTATATCAAGCCAGACGCACGGGGTGGGGCAGCATCAAAATTGCTGTTTCAAGAGATAGAAAAATGGGGTAAGAGTAAACAAGCCGAAGCTATGTTTATGATCGCGTTGGACAACGACCGCGTCACGACTATGGCAAAAATGTACGGACGCTTAGGATACGCGCCCACAGAACGTGTATTTGTAAAGGGATTAAACTGATGGCACTTACCACAGGCATGGCAATCGCCGCCGGCATATCCGCCGCATCTTCACTAGCCGGCGGAGCGATGGCTAAAAGTGCAGCCAAAAAAGCGTCTAAGGCGCAAGTCCAAGCGTCGCAAGATGCTAACGCTGCACAGCAGCGTATGTTCGAAGAACAAAAGGCTTTGCAAGAGCCGTTTCGTCAAGGCGGCCTTACGGCACAGCAAGAGATTATGCAGCTTCTCGGCATTGGTGGCGACAAGGCTGCCCAAGGCTACGGCAGCATGGCGAAAGCCTTCGGCACCGATCAATTTCAGCAAGACCCCGGCTACGCCTTCCGTCAATCGGAAGGTATGAAGGCGCTTGAGCGGTCGGCAGCGGCGCGCGGCAACCTCATGTCGGGCAGCACCATGAAGGGTATCCAGCGTTTCGGTCAGGACTTGGCAAGCCAAGAATACCAGAACGCATTTAACCGCTATCAGGTTGAGCGGTCGGCGCGTCTTAATCCGCTGCAATCGCTGATGGGTTCCGGTCAGTCGGCGGCTAACGTGATGACCGGCGCGGCGGGGCAAATGGGCCAGAACGAAGCGTCGAACATTTATAACGCAGGCCAAGCCCGCGCGTCCGGTTACATCGGTCAAGCTAACGCGCTTAACACCGCGCTAGGCCAGATCGGCGGAATGGTAGGTCAAATACCTATGCAGAACGCGATGATGGATTATTACCGCAGTAATATGCCCGGTCGCACCGGCACTGGCCCCGGCGGCACTTTTGAGCCGGGCGGCGGTTTTGGTTCTGCTACAATGTATAACTTAACAGGTCGAACAGGTCCTTAATATGCCAAACCAGATGATAGCTTTGCAAGCGCGCAACCCGCAGCTTCCTGATCCCGCCCGCGCTACGTCGCAGATGGCGAACATGATGAACATGGCGTCGCAACAGCGCGCGGCGCAGCTTCAGGGTGAGCGTATACGTCAGGAGATGGAGTACGCCCGCGCAGGTGAAAATCGTGCGGAAGAAACGCAAAGATTGAATGTGCGTAAAGAAGACCAAGCCTATCGCGTTGCGGGGATGACCGAACTTCGCAACAGGGGTGTAGGCGTTTTACAATCTGGGTCAGAGGAAGCCTATCAGCTTTGGCTTAGGCAAGCAGACGCGATTGACCCTGACTCCGCGGCAGTCATGCGTCAAATTGCGCCCACCTTTAATAAAGACGCGATGACATTTGCTATTACGAAAGCCGACGAGTTCATCGCAAATAACACCTCAAAGCGGAAGACAGAGATAATATACGATAAAAACGGTATCCCCATATTAGTGGAGAGCGGCGGCAATGCGGACTATGAGGCGACGCCTATAGTTGCGACAAAGATACGCGACGTAAATCAACCGCCCCGCGCTACGCCAACGGCACCGCCAGTAACGGCGGGTGCGGACGTGGATATGCGCGCGACGCGCGGCGCCAACACAACACCGCAAGACCTTATGGACCAAGGAATGGACCCACGTAACATTCCTTCTGGTATGCCTACATCGCCTGCGTCCTTTACGCGCGGCGGTATGGGCGGCGCAGGCGCTGTGCAGATGACACCTGAAGTGGCGCAGCAGATTGTTGATACTGCGGTTAAGACCGGCATGATGGCGCAGGCGGATTTTGACCAGCTTATGGCGATGGCACCGGAGCAGAACAAGCAGCCGTTCATGGAGATGATCCAAGCCAATAATATTAAGCTGCAACCCAGCGGAATGGGTCAGCGGCCACAATCGCAGTTTGCTGATCTTCGTAGCCCAGCGCCGCAGTCACAGACCGCTGGCCTGCGCGGTGCGCCGCCCATGGAACAGACGCTGGCGCAGTATAGGGTGGGTGATCCAATTCAGGGTCGCAACCCAAGTGTGGGTGCGTACCCCGGTTCGGCGCAGGTACCTTTGGGGCGCCTCGGCGCAGAAAAAGCAACGGAAGCGCAAGCTACCGCGGATGTAAATTTGCGAATGGCGCCGGAGATTGCAAAAGCAACTAAACTAGCGGAACGCGCTGTTGAGAAAAGGTCAGAAGCACTAGTAGCAAAAAATGAAACCAAAGCAGCAATTCAAAGTCTTGATAAATACATTGAAGAAATAGATGCGCTTTTGCGCTCTCCTGACCGACGTTTTATTGTTGGCCGAATTGAAGGTAACCTACATTACCTTGGTAGCTTGGGTCAAAACGAACGCCAAGCTGAATTGCAGGCTATGTATGATAGGATTAAAAACGCCGATACACTTGGATCGTTGGTGGAGGCGAAACAGGCTACCCCAACTGGCGGGTCGCCAGTCGGTAACGCATCTAACCTAGATGTTCAGCTTATAGCTAAAAGTGCTAACTCTTTAACCCAAACGGGCGGCGTACCTAAGTTTGATGAGGATTTAAAAAAACTACGCCGCGAGGCATACCGCACGCGCCAACGACGCATAGAATTTTATAACGATAGGTACGGCGATTTATCCGCCGAAGACCCTAAGTTTAAGCTGACCGTGCGGCCAATCGCAGACCGGTATATAAGTTCTAAAGACTTACCTAAGCCGCCAGCGCGCTCGAAGACACCCACAAGCAGGCTTTCAGCGGAAACCCGCGCAAAATACGGACTATAAATTATGGCTACTGTCGCGCAATTAGAAGCTGCTTTGATGAAGGCAGATGCTGCTGGCGATGAAGCGGCGGCACGCGAAATCGCGGCGGAGATTAAGCGCACGCGTACAGCCAAGCCAGCTAAACAGCGCGTTGCCCCACCGCGCACGCGCGGTTCAGGTGTCGGCGCGGTCAATGCGTTGCTGGACAACATTAACGAAATTATACTTGGCGTCCCTGAAGGCGCGTACAATCTCGCGGCTATGGTTACCGATCCCATATCAGGCATGATTTTCGGTAAGGAAGCTGTAAAGCAAGCGCAGGGCCAACGCCGCGCTGCCACTGATTATTTATCGCGTAAGCTGGTAACGAAGCCGCGTCCGCTTGCCCGCGAACTTGGGCGGACAATAGCGCCCGGCGCTGCGGTCACGCGCACAGCCAACGTACTTGCCCCCTTGGCACCAAAAATACCTGTAGTCGGCGACGTTGTATCAAAGGTTTTAAAGTCTACTGCGTCTGGCGGCATCGGCGTAAAGGGTGCGTCTATCCCTGAAACTATCGCGCTGAAGGTTGCGGGCGGCGGCGCTTCCGGTGCAAGTACCGCAGCTTTGATGGGGCAAGACCCGATTGAAGGCGGTCTGTATGGCGCTGGACTGCCTATCGTTGGTACGATATTAAAAAAACTTGGCGGCGGCGCCGTCGATATTTTTCGGATGTCCAAGGTTGAAGCAGGAAAGATTATCCGCGAGGCGCTCGGTAAAGATGTTGACGCGGCGAAGGCTGCCTTTGCACAGCTATCGCCCGGCGACCAGCGGTTAGCGCAACAAGTCTTGATTGAAGCGGGTGTAGAGCCTAGCCCGTTTTTTGGTTTGGGCAAGATTGCCAGTAACCAAATGGACCCCGACGCTACCCGCATTATATTGGAGCAGCAAGAGGCGGCGCGCAATGCCCGTCTGGCGGGCATTTCAGGTGGTGCCGACCCTACGGCGCAGAGGGCCGCTGCTGATGTTGGACGCCGCGCAGTAAATGAAGCTACGACCCCTGCGCGCGAAGCCGCGCTAAGCCGTAAGCCAATGTTGGCCGCGCCGTTAGTCAATACCTTACGGCAGCAAGCGGAAGCTAAAGGGGTCCGTACTAGTTCCGCGCGCCGTGCGTTGCTTAAATTAGCCAACCAAATTGAAGGCGCTACCGATCAAAACGGTATGCTTGATCCTTATGATTTGTACACGCTTCGCAAAGAAGCCAGCGACATTGTTGAAAAATATGTCGCGTCGTCAGCGCAACCATCTACAGGGTCAAAAAAGCGCGCGGCAGGGCTAGTTATGGGTTTTAAAAACGCGGTTGATGAAGCGTTAGGGCCAGCGTTTAAAGACTATTTGGTTCAGCATCAGCGCGGTATGCAGAACGTCAACATACAAGAGTTGGCCGCGCGCGGCGCGCAACTAGCCGAAGAAAGCCCCGACGAGTTTATTAAACTCATGAACCGCAGGCGACCAAAAGTTGTCGAAGATGTGTATGGTAAAGGCACCAACCAGTTTGACATCAGCGGATTGGCGCTGGCCGATCCTGCGCGGTACTTGGCACTGAAATCGTCGGCGAAAGAACTAGAAACGCTCAGTAAGATGGACAAGTTAGCGTCGAGCGGTCAAGCGCGCGCGCAAAATATCTTAAGCGCACAGGAACCCGGAAAGCTATCTAGGGCGGCTATGTCTATTATACGCGCTAAATACCCGCCATTAGCGTTTCTAGGTACAGGCACGCAGGGCGCAACAAGCGCGTTCGTGACGCCCGCAGTACAGAAAGAAATTGCAAAAGCCTACGAGAGCGGGCCAAACATGATGGCGGCTATGAACGAGCTTCCAACAGCCGTGCGTATGTCGGAACAAGTGCAGCAGCGGTTAAGCCCGACGGCGCGCAATGTCATGGCGCAACAGTTTGGCGCACCATCTACCCTTGGGGCGCAATATAACTTCCCTGACATAGACCCTGAGTCCGGCGAACCGCTGGTGGACATTGATTTTTCAGAAGGTTACCCCGTGCCGATATACGGCAGAGTATCACGCAACATGATGAGACGCTAACCCATGACTTCTATCGACCAGACCCAAGCACAACTCAACACGCACGAGCAGGTCTGCACGTTCAGGTACGACAGTATCTGCGCGCGCCTGAAGCGTCTGGAGAGCGTCGGCATGGGCGCCGCCGGTACAATTATTGTGCTGCTGATAGGCATACTAATAAGCGTGCTAGGCGTGAAATGAGCATCGTCCTTGGCACGCGGTCACTGTCGCGGCTTGAGGGCGTGCATCCAGACCTTGTCCGCGTCGTCAAGAAGGCCGCGGCGCTGTCGGACCTTGACTTCACGGTGCTAGAAGGCTTGCGTACCGTCGCGCGCCAGACGCAGTTGGTCAAGCAGGGCGCGTCAAAGACAATGAACTCACGTCACATTACAGGACACGCTGTCGATTTAGCGCCGCTGATCGACGGTAAAGTATCTTGGGACTGGCCGCTCTACCATCGGTTAGCCGAAATTATGCGTGCAGCGTCCCTAAATGAGAAGGTTCCAATACGTTGGGGTGGAACTTGGAAACTGTTATCGGCGATAGAAGGCCCGATAACGGGCAAAATTCTTAGCCGGTCGTTTCCTGATGGCCCTCACTTTGAATTGCCAAGGGCGTCTTATCCCTAGTCTTATGAATTTCGGAGACTGTCTTTCCTATCAACATCATCTCTTCGACAGTAAACCGATCCCCGCGCATGATATTACAGCCGGTGCAAGCAGTCTGCACGTTTCCTTTTATGTGTGGTAGGCTGTTGTCAATCCTATCCAGCCCCCTGTTGTCAGTGGTAGTGCCGCAGTATACGCAAGGCTGAATTATAAACGCCAGTATTTCTTCAGCAGTCAAATCGCAATCGTCGATACGCAGATATGCTTTTCTCAGGTGCGTAGCGCGCCCGCGCTGAGTGCGGCTCCACCGCAGCATTCGGGCTTTACGTAATTCTTTTTGTTCAGGCGTTAGCGCGCCCCACCGCTCTTTGCGGCGGTCGCGGCCCTTCTTACGATCCCTATGGCATTCCTTACATTCATATGATAAACCTAGAGGGCGTGATTTCTCGCGGTGAAAGTTCTCTGGACTAGCTTCCAAAGATCGGGTGCAGCGGAAACAAGTGCGGTGCGTCATAACACCCTGTTATACGTCCCCCACTATAATGCAAGGAGAAGTAATATGCTTAAAGGTTATCGCACATACGTTCTGGCTGCAATGGGCGTTCTCTCCGCCGCCGCCAGCTATCTAGTCGGCGACACAGACTTGCTGACGGCGGCTAACGCTGCCTTCACCGCAGGCGCTCTAGCGTTCTTGCGTGCGAGTGTCCCTCGCCCGTAACCAACGCTCACCATACCAAATAGCTTTACGCATCTCTTGAGCCGCTTCGTCCTTATGGCCTAGGCGGCTCAAGTATTTCAGCATATTCCCAAGACAGTAACCCGCGAACTCTTCTGGCGTCAGCTTCGCCTCAATGTAGTCGATGGACTCAATGCCGCCGCGCTTGTAATGGTCAGGGTTGATAGCATCCTTGAACGCCATCGCTTCTGCCCACGACCCAGCATCGCTCTTGTCGTCTATCATTTCTTCAACCTCTTCATAATCTCGACACGCTCCCGCGCCGTCCGCATTGCGGAGTAACGCTGATGCAACCGCCGGGCGAGGGCTGGCCGCTTGTGCGTCTCCAGTTCAACGTCCAGCGCATCTTTTAGTTGGGCTTCCGTAAGGTCGGACAGCACGGCGATCATCGACCGCCAGTTTAGCTTACTCATTTATCAAGTCCTACAATTTGCCTAGCCGTTGCCGGCTGTTCAAGAAACGCGATAGAGATTTCATCGCCTTCTTTAACCCCACCGCCTTTAATCATCATGCCGGCTGGCCGCTTATCAAAATCTTTATCATAATAGGCGGACAGCCATGCGCCTTCGCCGTTAACATAACGGCAGACGTAAGGAAAAAACTTAGTTCGCATCTTTCAATTCCTCTAATGCTATGTCGGACACCGCACGCTTGTCGTGCAGCGCCGCCCATATACGTTCGTCAATACTCTTTTCGGTTAACATCACATAGACCCAGACATCTTTCGTCTGGCCGCTGCGGTGCAGGCGCCCGATTGTCTGTTCGTACAATTCCAGCGACCACGGCAGCGACAGGAACACCATGTGGCATCCACCATGCTGTAGGTTCAGGCCATGCCCTGCCGACTTAGGGTGGGCCAACAGCAGTTCGACCTGCCCTGCGTTCCAGTGTTCGATGACGTTGGGGTCGTCCATCGTCTTTGCGTGCGGGAAGCGGCGCTTCAGTTCTGCCAACTCTTCCTGATAGGTGTAGGCGATGATGGTGTTCGCCCGCTGGTTCTCCGCTAGCAGTTCTTCCAGCCTGTCAAACTTGTGGCTGCTAAACCAGATGGACGGCGTGCCAGCGTCACGGTTGTAGACAAAGCCTGACGCCATCTGTTGCAGCTTGGTTGTCACCGACGCTGCGTTCTGCGCTACAATCTGGTCGTCGCCAAAACGTGTTACATAATGACGCTTCATTTCATCATATGGTTTACGATCTGTTAACGAAACCCGCACTTCGTTAACATGACATGGCGGCAGCTTGTCCTTATATTCGCCCGGCTCCAGCACGAACGTCGCAGGGCGGATGCGTTGCATGACTTGCTCCAGCGCGCCGGCTGCCGGCACCCACTGGCCGAAGTCACGGTTGGTGCAGATGAAATACTGCTGCATGAACGCACCCTTGGCACGGCCCAGCAGCGTCTGGTCAATGATCTTGCACTGGCCGAAGACATCTTCAAGGCCGTTCGACGTGAACGAACCTGTCAGACCCCAGCGCACCTTGACGTTAGCCAGCAGCTTGTCGAGCGCCTTGAAGCGTTTGCCGCTGGGGTTCTTCAGCCGCGTCAGTTCGTCGAACACAATTCCGTCGAAGCTGGATAAATCCTCTAGCTTATCTAAGTTATCATAGTTAATGACGACGACACTGGCGTCGCTCTGCAACGCATCCACCCTTTGCGCTGGCGTGCCGACAGCCAGCGCAGGAGCGACGCCAGACCACTTGGGTGCTTCGACAGGCCACACGTCCGTGCAGACGCGCTTCGGCGCTACCACCAGCCAGCGTTTGACATGGCCGTCCTCTAACATCCATTGCATTGCAAGTAGAGTTATCATCGTTTTGCCTGCACCAACAGGCGCAAGGATCATAGCCCTGTCGCGTTCGTAAAGAAAATTTGCGGCCTCTACCTGATACGGACGCGGTTTAAGCATGGCGGGCATACTCACCGTGAAGTTCTCGCCGAATTTTTGCTGCTACCGCCGTTGCTTCCTCTATTGTTTCGTAGCAACCGTAATGGCGCGTTTTGCGGTCGATTGAAAAACGGACTTGCCATTTGCCTTGGTGCGGCGTGACGTTTTTAATACCTGTTTTGCTGCGAATGTTAGTGCGTCGGTTAAATTGATTTTGCAGCCGTGTAGCTGGTCTAAGATTTTCCGCTGCGTTGTTGCTAGGGTTGCCGTCAATATGGTCGATACATTCCGGCAGATAGCCATGCACCAGCAAAAATACGACGCGGTGAACTGCGTAATGTTTGCGCTGCCAAGTAACATAGCAATACCCTAATGGGTCAGGCACAGGCGCGACCGCGTCGCCCGGACGCTTTACAGATATGCCGCGTCCAGCCTTTATCTTCCAGTAAAGATGCCCATCGCAGTAGCCCCATACATTCCGTATATTGTCCCAATCATCCGTCATGTTTTGAACCTTTCCACCCACTCATCAACTTCGTCCTTTGACCACAGGCAGGCGTAGTGCTGCTTGGTGTGCGCCATCTCATCAGAAAAGATACGCTGCAACGCAGACAGCCTACCGTTAGGCTGCTTCAGTTCCACGAACCATGCCTCACCGTTGGGCATACAGGCGATGCGGTCGGCGACGCCGATCTGCGTAATGCTGCGGAACTTATATGCAAAGCCGCCCGCCGCCCGCACACGTTTACAGAAATACCGCTCTATCTCTTTCTCAGTCATGCGAGGGGGCTACTACAAAATTTTTTGCATTTCAAGGCTTGCATCAAATTTTGTTGTATGTATTATGGCCGTTCAAACAGTAGAGTGAGGTACGATATGCAACACAGTAAGATAGTCGGCGGTTCGACCGCCAAACGCGTCATCGCCTGCCCCGGCAGCGTCGCGCTGGTGGACAGCGTACCACCAAAGCCCAGCAGCAGCTACGCCGACGAAGGCACGCTTCTGCATGACACTATAGCGTCTATATTAGAGCGTGACCTTGACCCGTACAGCATGGTCGGCACGACTTACGAGAAGACCGTGCTGACTGAAGCACTGGTTGATGACAAGCTGATACCTGCGCTGCGTGCGCTGGACGAGATAGACCCCAAGGGGGAGATGGAATATGCGGTTGAAAGCCGGGTTGGTTTTGGTGATTTTCTGCCTGACGTTTTTGGTTCTACCGATCTTCTTGGTCGCCTTGGT